CAAGGTGACGGTCACATAGTCCTTGATCTTGCGATCATAAACACGTGCGGTCGGCTTCCACTGCTTCGCCATCTGCTCTCTCCATCCTCTCGACCAGATCAGCCCGAGGGCGTCTTCGTGGTCTGTTGATGAAAGGACCGTACAAAACGTACGAAATGATTGCAAGTACAAAATGTACGGTTGCGGGAAATTTTCGTACGGTGCTACAAGAGGGTGTCAGCCCGAAGGGCTGGGGCTGTCGAATTAACCTTTTAGAAAGGTTGTCGGCGCATCGCTGGTGTAGGAGGGCGATATGCAGAATACGTCACATGCAGTCATGTCGCAGCGCATCGAGCCTGCCGACAGCCCAGATGATTTCCCTACACCACCGTGGGCTACCCGCGCACTGATCGAGCACATCATCGGGCCTGAGAAGGTTGCCGGCCTGTCGTGCCTAGAACCGGCCTGCGGGCGAGGCTACATGTCGAGGCCGCTTTCGGAGTATTTCGGGTCCGTATCGTCGTCTGACGCCTATTCTTACGGCTTCGGCGATCTGCGCGACTATCTCGACTACCCGTTCGAAGCATTGTCTCATGATTGGGTCATCACGAACCCGCCATTCCGGCTAGCAGAGGAATTCGTGGAGCGCTCGCTGATGGTGGCGCGGAAGGGCGTGGCGATCTTGGCCCGCACCGTGTTTCTCGAAAGCGTCGGGCGCTATGAGGGGATTTTCAGGGATCGCCCCCCATCCGTTTTTGCGCAGTTCAGTGAGCGCGTTCCGATGGTGCGGGGCAGGGTGGACGCTAAGGCATCGACCGCAACAGGCTATGCGTGGTTCATCTGGGACAAAGGCGCGGATATGGCCCCGCGCCTGGCTTGGGTTCCGCCTTGCCGGCGCGCGCTGGAAAGTCCCGGCGATTACAATTAGGTGCTAGCGTCTATGACATCGACCATCTGCCGCCCGGCGTCAGAAATGTGCCATCCTTCCGCGGCCTTATCATAGCGGGCAAGTCCGCGCGTTTCTAACCCGCGCCCATTTTCACGATGGGATACGAGGTTACGCACCTTCTGGCTGAATTTTGTGTCGCGGCGACCATCCAGCAAGTCGGCATCGGAACCATCAGGCTTGAAATAATCCTCAAGGCTGACGATCAAGTCGCTGGTGGTGAGAAAGCCATTTGGGGCCTGTGAAAGCAGGCGCAGCGCAGGAACAACCAAGTCTCGTTCTGGAATCGGCATCGATAAACCACCTCTATTGATTGCCGAGAGAAGCATTCAGGGGCCGAAGAGTCCAGTAACCTCAGTCGTCGTCATTCGGCGGCTCTTTCCGCCCTATAGCTGCTGGCACCACCTCGCTGATACCGGGGATTTTGAAGATCCGGTGATCCTGGCAACGCATGGCGATGTGCCGGAGATGGGGTAGGGCAAGAAAAAGCCGGCCGGAGCGGGCTCTACAGGTTTTGTAATATGGCTGTCGCCCCGTGGGCGGGCGCCATATTGAAAAAAGCCCCGGTGGTGGCCGGGGCTTTTCCCTAAGAAGCTACTTTTTCGAGCTTCTTCAATTCTCGCCGGAGCGTCTTTTTAAAGACTAGCGCTGCCTTGTCCGTAATTTTTTTCATTTCGAGATCGGATTGACGCTGCTGGTCAATGGGAGGAAGGCCCGGCGCAAGTCCGTATGAATCCGCTTTAGGTGCGATTAGAGAATTTCTAAGCATCCTTATCTCCCGCTTCAGTGGTCTCGTACTCCGAAAAATACCCGCTCACAAACCTTATGTTCCGATCTGGGCTAAAATAATGCTTGCGCTTGATCCACACAAAGCCATCGCCCTTCGAGATAACCGCTACGTCAATGGCGCCACCCACGGTTTCGATTTCGCGGGAAACCTTCCTTTGCAGGGAGGTCAGGCTGACGAGCGACTCTGCCAAGTTTGCCAACTCATCCTTGGGCAAACTCATTGTCATATCAATAATGGGGCCGGAGAAATTTTGTTGCTGATATCTCTGAATTGATTCAGCCAGAGAGGCGACCTGGGATTTTGCTGCTTCCGTGAGCGCTGGGAGAACCTCGGCCAGTCGGTTGGGGTCATCGATCAGGGCCTGCGCAGTGTTCGTTGCGGTCTGAATTGTGATCTCTTCGATTGCGCTCTTGATTTGGTCCGAGAACCTCGGGTCAATCCCCTCCATGAAGCGATAAACCATGTCACGTTGAGCAAAGGGTACGATTGCACCGCGATTTTGCCGGGTGCCATCGAAGGAGGTATATAGGCGATGTTTGAGGCGACCCTCGATGACGCCGTCGATCTCAAAGGCAACCAGCGACGGCAAGAGCTCCTGGTCCCCAAATCCCGCTATGACCAAGCCACTATGAGACCGCGACGGTTGGTTTTTACGCACCACCAGTTCAACCAATTGTCGAACGAGTTGCTCATCTGCCTGGACGTGAGGTCCTAGTCCGTTGGCAATGACGTGGTCGAAGACCCCACGATACTTTGTCTCGATCTGATGCCAGTCGTCATTGCTGATGAAGTCTTCAGCATTCATCAACGCCGCCAGCATCTCGGAAAGCTGTGAGTTTACCACGTCAGGTTTAGCGGCGCCGTCCCGCTTCTGGATATTGCGAACAACCTCGGAAAACTGATCGAGTGCGTCAAAGCCAATGCGGGCGATGACATCAGAGGTGTCGTTATCCCGAAACTCAAAAAATCGCACGAGAAACGCTAGAAGATCATCGGCCCACTGAAAGATCGTGCCAAAACACTTTCTAGGATTTTGACGTCTATATTCTTTTATAATGGTTTCCCAGGGAAACCCCATAAATTCAGCTCCGCCATAAATCATGGCGCCAACTGGATGCGCTTTCGATAGCGAGAAGAGCTTGTCGACGGTGTCGAACGTCTTCTGGTGTCCCCCGATCGATAGCGTGACCTTGCTATCCGCTGCAAGCGCGATTGCCGTCTTGTTGATAATGGCTATTTCAGCCGTCATGCCGCCCCCTCCGCGATGCCTTTTTTACTACATCAGCCCCATATACCGCTTCCCCTTGAGCCCCGGTAGCCTACTCATCCGCCAGCGCCTCAAGCGTCTCCGCCGAAATTCCCGCGCCCGGCAAGCCAGGCCAGCATATGCCTATGCCGCGTTGATCGAGCTGTACCTGGGCGAACACAACGTTGTCAGCCAGAGGTTCGAATCCCTTGTGCCGTAAAAGATATGGGGCGAGGTCTATTATCACCGAAGCGCCATCCTCCCAGGTGACAAGCACTGATTTTCCAGCACCGGCCTGAACAGATGCCAGGCGAGGGATCGGTTCTCCTGCGGAGATGAAATCATCATCCTTCATGCGGTCGTCTCTAGGCATTCAGTGAAGCGGGTGGGGGTCATTGGCGCTCTCTGGCGGGTTTGGGCTTGCGGGGTGTCATCACACCTCCTGAATGACCCGGCGCACCCTGCCGAACACATACAGGTCGGCGTGCTGCTCTATCGGAATGGACATGTGATCGGGGTTTGTGGAGTAGGGCTGTAATCTCTCTGGATCGCGCCGGTAGGTCTTGAACGTGGCTTGGCCGCCATCAAGGGCAAAGACGTAATACCGGCCATCGAGCAGGGTGCTATCCGCGCGGTTCACGATCAGGATTGATCCCTCCGGCGCCAGGCGGTTCATGGAATCACCATCGACGGTGAGGGCGATCCAGTCGCCTTTTGGCAAATCGTCCAAGTGAATGTGCTTTTCGATATCGGAAGGCAAGACGCCGGGCTGGTCGCGCATCCGCCCCGCGCTGACCATTGAGACCATGGGGATTTCATAGCTGCTCCGCGCTTCGACAGCATCATCCGCCCCATAGAGATACCAACCGGCGCTTCGGCCAAATACCTTTGCGTAGGTCGCAGCCGCGTTCCTTGAAATGTCACGGTTGCCGTTGGCATTGCTGGTGAGCAGGTCTTTCCCGACCCTGCCAGCCTTCAAGGCTCGCTCATTGTCGCGCCATGCGTCGGTCGGGTTATCGTAACCCGCCTCCTGCATTGCCTGCTTCAATCGGTCTTTTGGTTCCATTTGTACGTTATGGCTGAAGCGTATCGTTCAAGGTGTACGATTTACTCTTGCAATCACTTCGTACGTTTTGTACGAATGCAATATGAGCGACACCCCCACTTCGATTTCAGACCTCATCTCCAAGTGGCCGACCATCGGTGAATTCGCGGCGTCTATCGGCTGCGGATACGAGGCGGCGCGACAAATGCGGAAGCGCGAAAGCATCGCGCCGGAGCATTGGCCCAGCGTCATCGCGGCATCGCGCCGGCGTGGGGTCAAAGGCGTCACGATGGAATGGCTCGCAGCCCAACGGGTGGCGGCATGAGCGATATCAGCGATAACTGGGGCCGCATGAGCCCTCCAATGGCGTTCAATGGCACGAATTATGCCCTGCAAGTGGTAGGTGGAGGCCCTGTCAAGCTGGGCTTCACGCAAGCTCATCCGAAGGCTCGGATAATGAACCTTCAAGCGGCAAGCCCATATGTGCTGGAGGTTGTGGCCTGCTGGCCAGCTACAATCGATCACGAGAAGGCGCTTCACACAGCCCTTGCTCCATACCGCCTGCGCAACGAGTGGTATCATCCTGTCCTACCCGTCTGGCAGCGAGTCCTTGCCGAATATGACGCCAGTTTGGCCCGCGAGCCGGAACGCGCTGCGTACTTGGGCGAGTGGGCAGAGAAATACGGCTTCGATGCCAAGAGCTTTCTACACGAGCGCGTCACCGGCATATCCCGACATGAGCTTCGGCCTGACCTTTCCCGCATATTCGTAGATCGCTCTCCCACCCCCACCCAGGAGGAACGGGCATGAGCGCGGAGAGTGTAGCCCAGGACCAGATCAGAGCCTTCGTGGAGCGCATCGAGCGCTTGGACGAAGAGCTCAAGGCCATCAACGACGACAAGAAGGAAATCTATGCCGAAGCTAAGGGCAACGGCTTCGATGTGGTCGCGCTCAAGCAGGTCATCAAACTGCGCCGGCAGGACGCCAACGAGCGCATGGAGCGCGAGGCAATTGTCGAGCTTTACATGGCCGCTCTGGGCATGATCGCAACTCCGGATTTTGACGAGCCTCGCGTGCAGGTGCAGGCGCGCGTACGCGAGGCGACCGAAAGCGCCATCCAGAAACACGACGCCGAAGCCGGCGAAATCACCGAACCGCAGCCGCTGCAACCGGCTGGTCAGGCAGACTCCATCCAGTTGACCGATGGAGGTCTCACCCCGTCCGTGGAGAGCGGGGTTGCCGAAATCTCCACACCTATTCAGCCGGAAACGGCTGCACCGAGCGCGGAACCTGAAAAGGCCTCCGCAAAGGACGGAGGGCAAGAGCTTTCTGTATCGAGCGCACCTGCCAGCGCCATAGAATTCGAGGATAGCGCCTCGGATGCCGGGCAGGCTCCGTCCACCATCAACGCAGACGGCGGCGTCCTCATGGAAACCGCGCCGTTCCGCCCGGTAACTCGCCCGCACTATCACGAAGCCTTCCCCGAAGTGCTAGGCGAGGACTTCAACGCCCTGGTGGAAAGTATCCGCGAGGAAGGCGTTCGTGAGCCGATCATCCGCATGGGTGATGTGATCCTCGACGGCTGGGCTCGGTACAATGCCGCCCGCCAACTCGGCATTGCCTATCCGGTCCAGGACTATAGCGGTCACGATCCACTGCTTGACGTGGTGCAGAGGCAGCGCCGCGCGCGCCAGTTCTCGGCAGCGCAGGAACGCGCCATTGCCGGCAAGCTGGCCAAGGCCGTACCGCACCGCGCCGATGAAATCATGGAACTGTTCGGCTTGGCCGAAGAACTGGAGCCGGCAGAATGACCCGTCGCCCCGGCTCTTTCGATCCCATGCCTGTTCTTCGCGCAATGGTTGCCGGCCTCTCTCTGGTTGCTGCTGCTGGTTATGTCCTGCGTCTAGCGGGGGCATTGTGATGAAGCGCCGCCTGTTCACCGGCTCCGACATTCTTTTCGCCATTGTCGCCACCGCTGCGGTCATAGCCTGGCTGGGGAGTGGGCCGTGGTGATGGTTTCTGCCTCCACCATTCAACGCGGCGGGGTAAGGCTGCCTTCCAAGGCCAGCCAGGGCGCCACTCTGTCATTTCCTGACCATCACCAAGCCGGCGCGGTTTGTTCTGCGTCCCGCCGGCTTCGTCATGCTCGGGTTAATCCATACGAGTTTCGGTTTGCTGGGGCTGACGCTCCCCGGCAAAGGCCGGCGTTCCAGTCCCTCCCTCGGAGCGCCGGCCACCCCATTCACGCGGTCAAGTTGTCGCTTGGCCTCGTCCATCATCTGCCGACGCACATGGTCTCTGAACTCCGGTGTGGTCGGTATCTCGCTCAATCTCTGTGCCTTTCGTCGTCGCCTTCACTCGATGGTTTCAAAACTATCGAGAAGGCATTCCGCGATGGCGAAAAAGCGTCCCGCGTCTCTGGACAAATCTCCCAGGAGCAAAGCCATGTCTGATGTATCGGCTGCTCGAAACATCATTGATGAAATCTGGCCCCTCGACACCACGCCCCGCAAGCGCGTGATCGGGGCCGCATTTGAGGCCGTGAAGCGTGTCGAGCGCCGCCTCCCTCATGACGTCATCCAAGCGCGCCCTCGCCAGTGGACCGAGCGCCGCGTGCGCTCAATCGTAGATGAGGAGGCGTCCCGTATCGATCACTTCGAGATGGTCGATCTCCAACAAATGGCAATCGAGGAGGCCCGGAATGCTCTTGCCAGATCGAAGGCCAATAGCGCGCGGCTGGCGGCGTTTCTTGAACGCTCGGCTGCGCGCGCGCATCGCCAAGAGCGCGACAACGCCTATAGGGCATCGACTTGGTACGGGAAGATCGTTCGTATCCCTGCCGCTGACGCTGTGCGCGAGTGGCGTGCATGGCAGGCCAAGAAGGACCAGATCGAGGCCATAGAGGCTGAGGAAAAGCGTCTCGGTGTTCGCCAGGTCGTCTATAATGCGCTGCTGACGGCTCGGCACACTGGTGGTGCTGTTATCGTTGTCGGCGGCCTACCGGGTACCGCATCGCAGCCACTCAACTTCGACAGCATCCGCAAAGGCGCGATCAAATCGCTGACCGTTCTGGGTCGGGACGAAATCACGCCCGGCCAGAAAATCCGGGACCCTCAGAGCGAATGGTTCGGCTTGCCGGAAATGTGGACCATCCACACCGATGGCGCTCAGGTCGATATTCATCCGTCGCGCGTCGTGCTGGTCAATGGCCGTACCGTTCCCGGCGCTTTCCGGCGCACAGGCGACTTCTGGGGCGATAGCCTCTGGGTGCAGATGGCCGATAGCGTCCGTGCCGCCGATAGCGCGGGGCCGATCATCGAGGCCCTTATGCACGAGGCCAAGGTGGACGTGGTTCGGATCAAGAACCTTGTCTCCCAGATGGCAAGCGGCGCGGCGGAGCAGGACTATATAAAGCGCTGGACCATGGTTGCGTTGCTCAAGAGCATTGCCAACGTGATGATGCTCGATGGTGAGGACGAGCACGACCAGAAGCAGATCACATGGACCGGACTGCCGGACGTTGTAAGGTCGCTCCTGACCATCATGGCTGGTGCCGCCGACATTCCAGTTACCCGCCTCACCGGCGAGCAGCAAACCGGACTCAGCGGGTCCGACAGCGGGTCGCTCCGCAACTACTATGATGGGATCAAGACCATCCAGGAGCTTGAATACACTCCCGCGCTGGCCCCCCTGGACGAAATGCTGATCCGTTCCGCTTTGGGCGAACGGCCGGCGGAGATTTGGTATCGATGGAACCCGCTCTGGCAGCCGTCCGAGAAGGAACGCGCCGAGGTCGACAAGCTCGAAGCCGAAGCGGTGAAGATTTACTCCGACACCGGCCTGATCCCGGTCGAGGCGCTCGCGGAGATGACGCAGAATCGGCTTATCGAGTCTGCCGCGTGGCCCGGTGCAGAAACGGCATACGATGCTTCTAAGGCCGGCCTGGACGTGCCGGACGTAGGCGAGGGCGAGGACGATCCCAGAGCGATCACCGCCGACGCTGCACCCCGCTCGCTCTATGTCAGCCGCGCCGTCCTGAACGCCAAGGAGATCATTGCGCATTTCAAGGCGCAGGGCTTTGAGACGACGCTACCAGCCGACGACATGCACGTCACCGTGGCCTATTCCCGCCAGCCGGTGGACTGGATCAAGGTGGGCGAAAGCTGGTCCGGGTCGGATCGGGACGGCAACCTTGAGGTATCGCCCGGCGGCGCTCGCGTGATGGAACGCTTCGGCCTCGATGGTAAGGCCGTGGTGATGGTCTTTGCGTCATCCGACCTGCGCTGGCGCCACGAGACCATCAAAGAAAAAGGCGCGTCGTGGGACTGGGACGACTATCAGCCTCATATCACCCTGTCCTATGAGTTCGACGGCGACATTGACCAGATCGATCCTTGGCAGGGGCGCATCCTGCTGGGACCGGAACGGTTTGCCGAGATCGATGAGAACTGGTCCTCTGGCATCAGGGAAAGCTGATGCGCATCGATCTGGCTTCTCAGGCTAAAGCGGCCGGCACCAAGCGCAAGACCGTCGAAATGCGCGAGATCGTGCCGACCAAGGCCCAGACCGAGGACTTGGCGCGTCTTTATATACCGGTCATTCGGACATGGGCGGTTGGCTCGCGGGACCGGATCATGCCGGCCTATCGCCGTTCGCTGGACGAACAGGCTACAGTAGACGGATTGACCCGCGACCGGGCCAGTGATGTTGAAGTGGAAATCGCCGCGGTCGATCAGGAGGCGGTGCGAGCGACGTTCACATTTCGCGGCCTGCTGCAATCATGGCTCAACGCACTGCAACTCTGGCACATGCGCAAGGTCATATCGGGGCTGAAATACGCCACGAATGTTGACCTCTCGACGCAATTGCACGCTGCTGATGTGGCCGAGACGATTGAAGATGTGCTGGCGCGAAACACGGCGCTGATCCGGGATGTGAGCGACCAGGCGCGCGGCCGGATAGCCGACATAGTTTTCCGTGGCCTGCAAAACCGGACCCCGGCCCGCGAGGTTGCGAGGCAGATCAACGAGGCGGTGCAGCTGGGCCGGGCGCGGTCGCTGCGCATCGCTTCGGACCAGACGCAAAAGCTCAGTGCGGCGCTCGACAAAGAGCGGCAATTGCAGCTCGGCATGGACAGCTTCATCTGGCGGCACTCCAAGAAAGCCCACCCGAGGCTTGAGCATGTTGCCCGCGACGGGAAAACTTTCGCTTGGGATAGCGATGTTGGCCGCAACGATCCGCCAGGCCAAGCCATTTTCTGTGGCTGCAAAGCCAAAGGCGTTCTGAGGCTGGACTGATGGCGAAGGTCATAGGGGCGGATAAGCACAGGCGCCGTCTGCAAAGCATGCGGAACGTGGCGAAGCAGGTTGCGGCCGCACTCTATGATGCCGGCGAAGATATCGAACTCGACGCAGAAATCTCGATCACTCAAGGGTCGGTGAGCGGCAACGGCCATGTGCCGTCGCTTCCCGGCCAGCCGCCCAATCGAGACACCGGCCGCCTCGATGGCAATATCGAAACGACCATCGTGGCCCAAAGCCCGCCTACGGTCCATGTGACCAGCAACGCGCCGTACGCCGCTGCTCTCGAATTCGGCACAAGCAAGATGGCCGAGCGACCCTACATGCGGCCTGCTGTCGAGAAGAACCGCAAGAGCGTCGGCCAGAAGGTGGCCGGCGCCGTGAAGATCGCTGTCCGCAGAGGATAGAAACCATGAAATTCATCGACGCTGCGCCGCTCGCAGGAACGCGACGGACCGCTGACGGCTATCTCGTTGCCGAGGTCCGTACCGCCCGAGCCGGCATTCAGGATTATGTCGGTTACGAGTGCGGTAAGCCGGAAATGGCTGTCGTGAAGGTCTATCGGCCCGCCGATCAGGTCTTTGCCAGGAATAGCCTCGGTTCATACGCGCATCGCCCTGTCACCAATGACCATCCCAGCGAGGCAGTCACCGCCGACAACTGGAAAACCCATGCGGTCGGCCAGATCGGTGATGAGGTAGCGCGAGACGGCGAATTCGTCCGCGTCCCGCTGATCGTGATGGACGGGACCGCCATCGCCGACATCGAGGGCGGCAAGCGCGAATTGAGCGCGGGTTATACCTGCGATCTTGCCTTTGAGCCCGGCATAGCGCCGGACGGGCAGGCTTATGACGCCATTCAACGGAACATCAAGATCAACCACGTGGCCATCGTAGATCGTGGCCGCGCCGGTTCTCTAGCTCGCATCGGTGACGGTGCGATTTCGTGGGGCGCTCGCCCCGTCACTCTCCCCACAGCAGACACGAAAGGAAGCTCCATGGCTGACAATCTGCGCAAAGTGCTGGTGGACGGGCTACAGGTCGAAACGACCGATGCAGGCGCCGCCGCCATCGAAAAACTGACCAAGGACAAGGACGCCCTGGCCGCCAAGCTGTCCGATACCGAAACGGCTCATGCGACCGCCATCGCGGCCAAGGATGCCGAAATCGCCAAGAAGGACGCCGAGATCGACGGTCTCAAGGGCAAGGTGCTCGACGCCGCCGCCCTCGATGCTGCCGTGGCTGCCCGTGGCGACCTGATCGCCAAGGCGAAGGCCATCGCCTCGGACGTGAAGACCGACGGTCTGTCCGACGCGGCGATCCGCAAGGCCGTTGTCGTTGCCAAGCTGGGTGACGCCATGAAGGACAAGACGGACGCCTATATCGACGCCCGGTTCGACATCCTGGCCGAAGACGCGGCCGGCGACGATCAGGTTCGTGCGGCCCTCACCAATCTCAAGCCCACCAACGACACCGCCGCCAAGGGTCAGCAGTCCTACGTGGACCGCATGACCGGCCGCGGCGCGAAGTAACCAGCGGCACGAAAGGAGAACCACCATGGCTCTTATGCCCGCTCCCAAGACCAAGCCCGCCGCTGGCCTGCCGGGTCAGTTCCAGAATATGGAGGAATGGAACGCCTTTTCGGCTTTTGTTTCTGGCACTTCAACCAAGGCCATTGGCTTCGGCCATCCCGTCTCGCTGAACGGTCAGGCGACGGATGGCACTGCCAAGGTCAAGGCGCTCGCCACGACCGAGGTTTTCGCCGGCATCACCCGCGAGAACATCACCACCGGCGCGACCGGAACCAACGCCAGCACGACCTATGCCGATGACGATCTTATCGGCGTTGCCACCAAGGGCGTCATCTTTGGCCTTGCCGGCGCCAACCTCACTGTCGGCGGCAAGGTCTTCTGGAACCCTGCGACCAACTCCTATGTCGCGGCCACTGGTGCAGGAATCCTGCCGCTTCCTAACTGCGAATATGACCAGTCGGTCTCGTCGGGTGCTGTTGTGCCCATCCGCCTCAATGTTGCTCCGGGCGGCACCGCCGTCACTGCCGGCACCTAACCAGTCCCTGAAAGGAGACACTCTGCTATGAACATGCAGATTACTGACGCACAGGGGCTGGCCTACCTCCGCCAGCAGACCCATGTGCTTTCCAACCGCGCCTTTGAGCAGGAATATGACCTGATTAATTGGCGCGAGCTGGTCCCGGTCAATACCGACTATCCCGAATGGGCGAGCGGTGTGGATTTCCAGATCGGTGATATGACCGGCGCTGCCCAGTGGCAGTCCGGCTATGCCAAGGACGTGCCGCTGGCTGATATTCGCCTCATCAGCGTGTCGGCTTCCTTCGCCATGTATGCGGTCGGCTATCGCTACAATGTCGAGGAAGTCGGCAAGGCAATGTTCGCCGGCGTTCCGCTTACCGCCCGCAAGGCCATTGCGGCGCGGCAGGCTGCGGATATCTTCCAGGCCGAAACGGCGATCACTGGCGGCGGCCATCCGGGCTGGACGGGCTTGCTCAACCAGGCGGGCGTAACCCCCGCCGTTGCGCCGAATACCGGCACCGGCTCTGCTCGCAACTGGGTCGACGCCAGCGGCGTTGGCCTCAAAACGCCCGAGCAGATCGTTGCCGAAATGGACCTTCTGCTGGTCGGCCCCTCGCTGACCACAGGTATTCTGTCCACGCTGATCGGCAATACCCTGCTGCTGCCGCCAGCGGCGTACCGTTATATTGCGACCACGCCTTATGGTGTTACCTCGCCCAATGCCACGATCCTTCAGTGGTATATGGCGAACAACATCTACACCACGCGCACTGGCCGACCGCTGGTCATCCGCGACATGCCCATACTGGCTGACGCGGCGACCGCGACCTCCCCGAACGTTGCTGGTCAGGGTCGGGCTGTCGGCTACCGCAATAGCCCGGACGCCCTCGAACTGCCGCTGCCGATGGCCTATCGCTTCCTTGACGTTTACCAGGATGGCCCGCTCCATTGGGCGGTTCCCGGCATCGGGCGTGTGGGGCAGTTGATCGAGATCAGGAGCACCATCCGGTATCTCGACGGTGTAACACCGGCGCCGTAAGCCGTAAGGGGCCGGGTTCGCTCGGCCCCTTCCCTCTATTGAAAGAGGCAAGACATGACTGTTGTTGCAGGCCGCAATCGGGTCAATCGGCCCTATTTCTTCACCGATGTTGACGGTGCACGCGTTGAATTTCCCGCATTTGGAACGGGGCAGGGCGACCTCGAGGGGCGCGATCTCAGTCTGTTCCAGATGTATGTGCGCGCCAAGCAGATCGAGGCGACGAGCGCCTTTCCTCCCGATGTTTTCGTGGTCGGGAACTGGTCTGTGGCGGCGACCGAAGACGGCGTAACCGTCACCATCACGACGCTGCCGAATGACAATGGCGTTGACCTGACCGGCATTGCCATCCGCGTCGATGGCGAGGACATCACCATCGTTGATCCTGAGCTGGGCGACCATGAAATTCCGCTCGATCCGGGCGAATATACCATCGACATCGCCGCCATCTCGGCTGCCGGGCAGTCGGCATGGTCCGACGAAAAGACTGCGGAGGTGACGGAATGAAGATCACCAATCGCTCCAAGCTCGCCCAGACCATTGACGGGATCACGGTTGCGCCTGGCGCTGTCTATCCTCACCCGCTCGACCATGACGGCGACGGTCGAAAGGGAGGGAGCAAGCCTGCCGACAAGAGCGATGATGTGCAGCGCCTTCGGGCCGAATATCAGGAACTTGTCGGCAAGCGCGCCTATCACGGCTGGGATGTTGTCGAATTGCAGCGCCGCATTGACGAAGCGCTGGCGTCTTGACCATGGCCCGCGAACCGCTCGGCATCACATTCGACGTGCCGTCGGGGCAAGAAGCCACCGGCGTCTATGAAGACGCATCAGGGATTGAAGTGTTCGTGACGGACGCTCCATATCTCACGAGCGACGGGAGAGGATTGCAGGCGCCGCTTCCGGTGTTTGATGCCGGCGGCCCCGTATTCATGGACAGCATGGGAAATGCACAGGCGTCTCTTGCGGTGGCCGGTCTGGAACCGTCTTACGACCCCGACGCCTCTGCTCTCTTCGCCCGTTTCGCAACGCCACCGACATCAGAGCGCAAGACCGCGATCAACAAGGTCATCGTCGCCCTAAAGGCTGCTTCTGCGTGGGAAAAGCTGGACGTGCTGTATATTCGTGCCGCGGCGGATAGCCAGGTGGCGCGGCTGAACTGGAAGGGCGATTTCTTCAACAGCACGGCGGTTTCCAGTCCCGCGTTCACCCCAGACCGGGGGTTCACGCCGGATGGTGCCGCTTCGTACCTGTCCAGTGGTTTCAACCCGGCCGTGGCTACCGGCGCATTGTTCTCCCAAGACGACGCTCATATGGGAGCGTGGCACCTTACCGACCTGTCGAATGGCGGCTCCACAAGCTACGACCTCGGAAATGGTAACTCCCGCGTCAGCAATTCCGCATCAGCCAACACAGCGCTGCGCGGCAATATGGATACCACCATCACCCTCTCCGGCGATGACTATACCAAGCACAAGGTCTGGACGCGTGATGGGGCAACCTCCTGGCGCTACTTCAACGATGGCGCGCTGGTGGGTGGCGATCCTCGCACCGATGCCTCTGTGGCTCTCACCAACTTCGAGTTCGGGACCGGCCGCGTTTTGTCAAATGGTTTTGGCCTCAACACCGAGGCTATTTCCCATTGGGGCGCATCCCTCTCGCCCGTTTATGTGCTCGCCATGCGCGATGCCTTTGCCGAGTATCTCCAAGCAGTAGGAGCCATCTAATGGCCACGCAGAATTTCTTCGTCATGTCCGCCGCGCAGCGCATCATTGCCATAGGATACAACCAAGGTGCCGGCGGCGTCGCTATCGATCCCCGGCTGATTGACAGCCCTACGCCCGGCGCCGGCATCAACACCAATCCTGACGCTGTTGGCTATACGGTTGACCATGTTTCAAAACGTCATCATCGGCTGGCTGATGCGCCGGGCTCTGGAAATCGGCGGGCTCGTCGGGGCCGGGCTCACTGCTTGGAACAACCTGCCCCCAGCCACGCAGGAGGCCATTCTGTCCATCCTCGGGCATAACTGGCAGTCCATCACCCTCGGCGCGCTGGCGCCCATCGCGCTGTCGATCTGGGGCTATGTCTGGTCGTTCCTGAGCACCCGGAAGCCGCAGGTTGTCATTGATGGCAAGCAAGTGCCCATGCCGCGCATTCCTGACGCCACGCGCACGCTGGTGGAAGAAAGTGCCAGAACCGCCGCTGCCCAGCCTCGCACCCTCTGGGAACGCTTGACCGGCAGGTGA